GTTTCCCAGTCACGATCCGGCACGCGACCGTGATACCACATCTCGTGCTCTTCGGTCGGCGTCAGGATCTCGATCTCGCCCGCCATCTTGACGAAGTCCTCGACGTTGCGAAGGTCGAAGCCTTGCTCGAGAACCGTGCCGAACAGGCGCGGCATGTTGATCGTGTTCGGACCATACGCCTGGTTGATGACAGGTGCGCGGTCGAGCAGGTTGACCAACTGCTGCGTCATCATCACCTTCGTCGTCAGCTTCGATCCGGCAAGCTGCTGAATGATGAATCGGCCGAGGACGTCCTCAGGCCGGATCGTGTAGCGATCCTGGAACCGCATGCCGAGCGGTCCGACGTCGCGCACGACGCGAGGGTAGCTGAGGAACTGCTGGTTGTTCCACGACATCTGCTCGAGCATCGGGGCTCGAATCTCTTCCTCGTATGCCTCGATCATCGGCACGAGTCGAAGGTTCGCCTCGTCGAGCTCGCTCATGTGCTGCGTCGCCGTCGTCGCCTTCGCGAACGGGTCCTGCACGCCCATCGACTGCGACGTCGCGCCCGACGTGTCGCGAATGTCCATCGTCAGCACGTTCTCGGCCTTGAGCGCCGAGTCGCTGACCTGCGGCACGTGCAACGGCGCGATGCTGTTCTCGATGTTCGGCACCCGGATGCCGAGGCCCGGCTCGAGCAGCAACTGGCCGCCAGGGATGTTGGCCTCATCACTGATGAGCCACATCGGGTTCGCCTCGAGCTGGGTCGCGGCCATGAGCAGGTTGCGCTTCATGTCCTTCTCCATCGAGAGGCGGGCGATCATCTCGAGCGAGCCAATGCCGTAGAACTCGTCTTCGAGCTGGATCGGGCGCCATGCCTGGTAGGGCTTCTGCTGGTGCCAGAAGGGGCACTGCGTGACACGCACGATGAGCTGCAAGCTCTTCGGCTCGACCATCACGACGTTGCACATCTTCGTCGTGTAGCTGCCGTCCTGCGCCTTGACGACGAGCGGACCCCACCAGTCGATGACCTCGTAGTGCGGCACGTGCGGCGCCCACGACGCCTCGCGCGGGTCGAACACGCCGTAGGCGTAGCTCTTTCTCTCCTTGAACTCGTCTCCGAACGACGTGTCCTTGCTGCCGGGGTGTTCCTTGAGGGCTTGCAGGTTCAGCCAGTGGCCGAGCTCGCCCATCATCTTGACCTCGTAGTCGGCCATCGAGCTTCGATCGGCGGCCCACTCCGCGTCGTCGATCGAGCTCGCGTTCGGCGACGTGAGGAAGTCGAAGATCGACACGTTCTGCACGTCGTTGCCGTCGAAGATCAACTCCTTCTGAGTGACCTCGCTGAGATCGACCTTCGTCGTGCCGGGGAACTTCGGATCGGGCACGCGCTTGCCCGTCCGATAGGTCATCTCCTTTTCTTCTTGGCGCCAGTAGGTCTTCTGAATCGCAGTGCCGTAGATGAGCCCATCGCGAATCAGGCGGTGCGAACGCATCTTGTGCTTGCACGCGCGAAGCTGATCGCGGCACATCACCTCTTGCGCTTTCGCGGCCTGGTCGTGCTCTTCGTGCTGACCGTAGAACTTGAAGTAGCGATCCGTTCCGAAGAGTGTGCGAACGATCTTCGGGTGAAGCGTCTCGATGATCTTGAACGGCTCTGGCGAGTGCAGGCGGTTGCGGCCGTAGGTGAAGTTGTCGAGTGTCTCGCCGCGGTAGAGCCGGTAGAGGATGAGCCACTTGTTGCGCAGGAACTCCATGACGTTGAACACGTCCTTGATGCCTGCGAGAACCGCGGCCTTCGCCTGCTCCGCGACGAACTTGTCGTTGGCGAGGTTCGGGAAGCCGACGCTCTCCTCGTAGAGCCGAGCCTTCTGCGCGACGTCGGTGCCGTCGCGGAAGGCTGACTCGGTCAGCTCATAGGGTCCGCGGACGGGTTGCGTTCCGCTTCGGCGCTTGAACGTCCCCATGCCGCGGTCCGGCACTGCGCCGATTCCCGTCCTTGGGTTGGGCGGGGAGCCTGCGCTGAGACTGTTGCCGAGCATGCCGCGGTCTGCCATTGCCTACTTCCTCTTCCCGCCGCACGGGTTGCTCTGCATCTTCGTGAAGGGGTTCTCCTTCTCGTTCCGATCGAAGTCGCTGGACTTCTTCATCATCCCCACCTTGCGGGTCTGATTCGTGTCCGACTCCGTCGGCAGATCGACGCTCCGCTTGCCTGACGAGTTCGTTCGCTTCTTGGTCATCGACGGTCTCCAGCGCGCTGTAGATCGGTCCTTGCCATCCAGGCCACAGCTTCGCGCGACCCGGCCACATGGATTGATACCACGACAGCCACTCGAGCGCACGGTCAGCCTCGTATCGCGAACGCTTGCGACGAACCGGGTTGTCGAGGCCGAAGAAGTAGCCGCTGCCGCTTTCCAGCGTGAAGCCAAGCAGATAGATCGGGTCGCACCCCATCAGGTGAGCCGTCTGGATCATGTAGCACGCCGAGTTACCGCCAGGGTGGTAGGCGTCCGAGAACCGCGTGGGCATGAAGGGAGGCTCCATCGCGTAGCGCATCGTGCCGTCCTTCTGACGCTTGCCGTTCTTGAGCTTCTTGATCCCGATCCCCGTGATGGGCCACCTCTTGCGGCCCACTGTTCGCAGCTCGTTGCTGCCTGCGACCGAGTAAGGGCCGCCACCGAACATGTGCTTGCTCGCGACGATCAGTAGGGAGTCGGGGCATCCAGAGAGTCTTGATCGCTCACTCTTCCAGACGTCCGAGTCAACGACATGCCATACCGAGGGGACCAACGCTCGGAGCGTCCAGTTGGATCCGATGACGATCTGCTCGTGAGCCGCTCGCAGTCCTGGGGAGTCATCCAGTCCACCTGCTCCCCCAAGGAGGAAAGCTGGCCTTCCAGCTCCGGCGCCAAGCAGCCAGTTCGGATCAGGATTTCCGCTGCGCGGTGGCGGTAGCTGTGCCGCCTTGAAGTCAGGGAAGAGCATTCTTGTCCAATCGCCTCAGCTTCGTCTTGGTGTTCGATGTAGTGCAGCACGAGTTCGGCAAAGTGATCGGGGTCACTCGCCTGCGGTGCCATCGGAAACATCCGCCTGAGCTCTGCTCGATGGTTGTCGCTGACGACGAGCGTGCCGCACGCGGCGAACTCGAAGAAGCGAGGGTTCACGTGCGAAGCCGGCAGGTTGCCATCGTTCCAGAATCCAGTCCCCCACTGGCGAGGCTGTGACTTCGCAAGCGTGAGCCCGGCAGGGATTGGAGTGTGACGCGACCGACCGATGACGCGCTTCTTCCAGCAATCCTGCGTGATCGACGGATCGCGATGCACGTTGAGACCGACGATGCAGTTCGCGTAGTGCTCGGGGTGATCTCTCGCCGGAATCCACTTCGGGTGCGTCTTGCCGACCGTTTGAAAAAAGCGGATGTCAGCGCCTTCGACCAACCTCTGCACGGGCTCGAACCACTTCGTCCGCGGCGTGAGCTTCGCGTTGCCGAGGAAGAACGCCGACGGCCCGGTTCGCTTCGAGTAGAGGCGCGGCTTGAAGAGCGTCGTGTCGACTCCAGGTGGCAAGTAGAAAACGCCCTTGCGGTCCGGCCTCGAGTTGCGGTGAGCCTCCACCGTGCATGGGTCCATCGTGAACACGAAACGGAAGCCCGGAGAGTAGCGCGTCGTCTCACCGCTCTCGTAGGGCTCGTCGCAGAGGTAGCACGCGGTCTTGATGCCGCTCCGGTGGAGCTCGTTGAGGAAGTCCGTGTTCCCGGCTGAGCGACCGTGATGGGCAAACACGAGAGAAGGCTTCCACTTCGCGATCTCGCGCGCGATCGCCTTTCCCGTGCCAGGCATGACAACGCTGCGATACGGCGACGAGCCACCGATACCGGCTCGTCGAAGCACCTTCACATCGAAGACGCGGACCTCGCACCCCATGGCTTTGAAGCCGGCCAACCACCCGTTGCGGTAGTCGTCCGAGTAGATGAGACCCGAGTCGTCTGCGATAGCTACTCGTCGGCTGACGGAACCGATGGTCCTCGACACAGTCTGTGCTCCTTGTGAGAGACGCACCCGTAGCGGATGCCGGGATGGAACCACGTGTTGCCGCCGGTCGCGCGGGCGCGGTCGAAGAAGAAGCCGGTCGGATCAACGTCACCCGACGGAGGGTTGGCCCGCAGGAAGCCCGTCCGCATCACGGTGAGCGGACTCCTCTCGAACGGCGGTCGCGGCGCGCGGACCGGGCTCAGCGTCGAGCTGCGCGTGTCCTTCGACGTGTCTACAATCGCCGCGCGCGCGTCGGTCGTGAAGACCTTGCGCCACTTGCCGACCCACTGATCGTCGTCAAGTCGCACGTGCGGCAGCACGATCGCCGAGAAGTCGTAGCTGGCCCTCTCCGCGAGCTCCGCGATCGCTCGGTTGAGGTAGATCGGAGGTTGCTCGTGCAGCAGCGTCCAGTCGAGATCGCACTCGGCCAGGTAGCTCTCGATGTTGACGAAGTCCTCGCGCAGACCGCCGTCGATCAAGATCCACACGCGGAACGGGATGCCGGTGTGCTGCTCGATCGACTCGAGACAGTCGGGGACGAGGCCGATGTTAGCTACCGACGTCGGAATCAGGACTTCCAGCATGGATGCTTCTCCTCACGCTCTCTTCGCGCTGACGCTGCCCTTCTCGGGCGATGTAGGTTCGCTCGCACTTGCGCGAGCAGAACGTGACGTAGGTGCGCTCAGCGCGCGCGTCCGCGGCCACCTTGCCCTTCGGAACCACGAGGTCCCTAGAGCATCCACGGCACGGGACCATCACTGTCTCGCTGCTCGGGTCTCTCATCGACTTGCTCCTGTGGTTGTTCGACGTTCGCCGGTCGCACGAGCGCCGGAACCTGGTCCTGTGTGGCCTTGAGCTCATCAGCGGTGCGCGCCTCGAAGCGGTAGTAGCCGTCAGCTTGCTCGTTCTGCGTGACGCCACCCTGACGAAGCTGATCGTGGCATCGCTGCACGGCCTCCTTGACGGCCTCCTGGCACTGAAACAGCCAGTGCTCGTTGGCGAACCGCTGGCTCAGGATCTGCCCCACCGCCGCGGCTGCTGCGGTTGCCTCTGGAAGATACTCCCGCTTCCGCGGTGGGGTGCGCCCTCGCTTGGGCTTCCCGCGCTGTCCGATCTGTTGAGCCATAGGTCGTTTCCTTGCTGGTCGCGCTTGATGTGTTCTCTGGCAGGGTAGCCGAGCTCCGGGTTGAACCGCCCGTCGATCATCGGCGGCTGGTGCTTGAACGCCGTCGGTGCCTGGAAGCCGGCCGGCGGCGCCGGCATGTAGAAGCGGTCCTTGCCCTTGTCGTCCTTCGTCTTCTTGTCGAGGTCGCTGAGAGCGTCGGGAATGTCGTCGTGCTCCGAGAACGGCCACTCCGTCATCTCGTCGTGCATCGGCTTCCACTTCCGCATCTGCTGCCGCAGCGATCGCGCAAAGTAGATGTCGCCGGCTCGGAACCGCGGCTCGATCGCCTCGATACGGATGTCCTTGATCTCTTGGCTGCGGCCCTCGATCGGGATGAACTTCGGGCGCACGAACGTCTCGCGGCGGATCTCCTCGAACAGTGACGAGAGGAGCTCGGTGTGCGTGACCTTCTCGACCGCCATGCCCTTGAGGTTGATGACCTGGTAGCGGTCCCACAGGTCGCACGCGATGCGAACGGAGTCGGACGGCTTCCATCTGCCGACGTAGAAGTCGCGCACGTAGGCGGTGCGGTTCGCGTCGAGCGAGACGACCCAGAACGCAGTGCGGTCGGCCTTGCCCTTCTTCTTCTCCTCAGCGATGAACGCCCAATCGGTCAGCAGGTAGGTCCACACCGCCGCCGGGATGTCCTCGTCGTCGATGACCCGGAAGTATTCGGGTCGGAAGATGCGCTCCTCGTCGGTGGTCGGCTTGTTCTCGTAGAAGCAAGCAAACATGCGCGGCGGCATCAGCGCCTTCTGCTGCTTCACGAACTCGCGCGTGATGCGACCGGGGAAGAAGAGCGTGCCGTCGGGGTTGAGCCAACTGTGGATGGAGAGCTCGAACAGTTCGCGCATCTCCTTCGTCTTCATAATGTGGCAGTAGAGATCGGCGAAGTGGTGCAGCGTGCCGATCATCAGGATGCGACAGCCCGGGTCCAACTGCGCGAGAATCTCGCCGAACCAGTGCTTGAGCGACTCGATCGCCTCCGGCGTCTTCGTGTTCTCCTGCGAGACGACGTCGTCCATCAGCACAAGATCCCAGTGCGAACCCGTCCAGACTTCGCCCGCGCCCGCGGCGAGCAACGTCGGCTCCTTCTTGTGCGTAGCCTTGCGTTGCGCGCTGATGAACTCGCCGGTCTTCCACTCCTTGCCGCGGTGGACGCCGAAGCGGTCCTTGAACCACTGCGAGTCGATGATCTTCATCGCCTGCGCGACGAACTTCTTGGCCTGCTTGCCCGTCTCCGAGCACACGCAGATGCGGATGTCGGGGTTGCGCGCGATCTCCCAGCACACGAGGCCGACGTCGAACACCGCGCTCTTGAACGAGCCGCGCGGCCATAGCTGCATCTTGTAGGTGTAGATGCCGCGGTCGGACTCTGGATCCTCGCGCCACTTCCAATCAAGGATCTCGACCGCGCCATCACCGTGCGGCTTCGCTTGCGCATCAGGGGCGGCGCCGCAGTCGCGGACGAAGTCTAGGAAGCCCTCCTTCGTCTTGTAGTAGGCGGCTTCCTGCTCGATTCGATACTCCCGAAGCTGCTCGGGAGTGAACTTGTCTAGGTCTGGGGGAAGACCTTCGTCCACTTGAACCGAATCGTCGGGTTGTCTCGTTCCTGAGTCCATCGAACCCATCCTCCGCGGCGCCGCGCCTGCGCAACCTTCTTGAGTCGGATGCCGCGGTTGTGCTTGGTCGAGCGATCGAGCGACGTCACAGCGGCGTCGTCGATCTGGTTAGTGCTGTAGAATAGCGCGTGCAGGTCGGGGCGCTTGTGGATCTTGAAGTGCGAGCTCAGTTGATCCAGCAACTGCACGTCGCTCCACCCCTTGTTGCCCGCGAAGTCCTCGTCGTAGCCCTTCACCTTCCAGAAGTCAGACCGCTGGATGAGGTAGGTGTTCGGCGACGACATGTCGACGTCACGCTTGGGCTCGTTGACGTGCTTGAGGCCGAACTTGATGAGGTTGCCCTCGCCGAGCTTGTTGGTCGCCGCGATCATCCTGAACATCGTCGTCGCCTCGATGACCATGTCCGGGTCGATCATCAAGCACCAGCCATCGGGCGCGCGCTCCATGCCGAGGTTGCGCGCGCCCATCTGGTTCCAGTTGATCTCGTCTTCAACACGGTAGACCTCGGTCGGGAAGAGCTCGTTGAACAACGCCCCGACGTGCGGCGTGACCGCAGGATCGCCATGATCGTCCACAATGATGAACCGAAGATTCTCACGGATGTCCTCTTGGTAATTGGCGAACTCCGTGAGTTGCCGCAGCAGCATGTTCGGCTGTCCAAACACAGCGCAGACGATCGTGACCATCAGAATACGTCCGGGTTCTCGTGCGATCCGACGCGATCACCATGATCGTAAACTTGCTCGCTTCCTCCTTCGCTCATCGCCTCAACAGCTTTGTTCAAGTAGCGCCGACGAATCGCGTCCGAGTCCTCGACGGAGGCTCGCGTGAAGATGATGAAGTCGCGCGAGTGCCGGACCTCGCGATGGTGCTCGACCCATCCACTCGGCAACTGCTCGAGCAGCTTGTCGATCGTGACCTCGTTGACGGCGTGCGGATCGTCCTGCGACGGCAACGCCACGAAGACCGCCGTGGTCGCGCGGTCGAACATCCGCTGGAAGAGGTCGAAGGGGTCACCCACGTGCTCGAGCACGTCCAGCGCCATCACGGCGTCGAACGTCCAGCCGCCGAAGCGCGAGATCGTGCCCTTGATGACTGGGTTGCCCTTGTTCGCGGCGATCGCGACGGCGTGCGCGTCGACCTCGCAGCCGAGGCAGTAGAGCCCCGACTTCATCAACTGGTCGATCAACAGGCCCTCGCCCGCGCCGACGTCGAGCACGGTGGAGTCTGTGCCGAGCAGACCGCAGGCGTGCTCGATGACGTCGAGCATGTGCTCGCGGTAGGGATCGCCGTCGCGCTTGAAGGCTTGGTAGTGATAGTCCCCACGTGATTCATACTTAGACATGCTGGTAGCTCCGTCCTCTCTTGAGGTTCTTGATAGAATGCACGCTAATCGACAGCGTGCGTGCGATGCGAGGCGCCGACCAACCTTCCGATAGCAGGTGCCTCACGACGTAGAGCTGATCGCGGTCGAGCTGGGCCAGCGATCGCCCGCGCAACACCATGTCGCGCGTGTTGTCCGCCTTTGTCCCGGTGACGAGATGCGCCGGGTTCACGCACTTCCTGTTGTCGCAGGTGTGGCGAACAATCGGACCGTCCATCTTGCCGAAGCACTCCAGGTAGACCATGCGGTGTGCGTAGTCGACACGCCTCTTGGCCGAGTTGTGCATCATCCAGTAACCGCTCGGGTGGTAGCGGCCGGTCCTCATAACCTCGTGGGCCTCGATGCAACTGCTCATCGCTTGTGCGGGGTGAAGGTGAACCAGTCGTTGTTGAAGACGTCCGCGTCGATCGTCGTGATCCGATCACGGACGCCAAGCTGCCGAACGACGAACGGGAACCAGAGTTGGTCTCTAGGAACCTCGCGCACGAACGGCATCATGCAATGCCCGATCTCTGCTGTCATCGGCGACTCGGTTCGTCGCACGATGACGCCACACGCCCAGAGGCCCCAATTCCTCGGCATGCCGGCAAGCTGTAGTTGACCGCGGACCTTCTCACCCTCGGCCCTCGTGATCTTTTTGCGCTCGACGCACGCCTCGATCTCGTCGTAGACGCAGTCACGGTGCGGGTGCTTCATCAACGCCATCTCGCGGCCCGCTAGCGCGCCCTCAGCGAACGCGCGCATGTCGACCTTCGGCGTGATGCTACCGTCGCAGTAGACCGACCACGCATCGCGCACGGGCGGGTAGAGCCACTTGTGCTCTCGGTTCCATACCCGGGCATCCCTACCAGTCTTCTCGGTGAGACGTAGCTCCCGGCTTACCCCGTCTCCGTGCTCGAACTCGGGATGTCGGTCGTAGCCGTCGCGGCTGATGGCGTAGTAGACCGTTCCAGCAGAGTGAACCCGTTGTTGTTCGTCAGGTGCAGTTGGATTCTCCACTCGCTGTTCTCCTCGATGAACTCGTCGATGGCCTGCGTCAGTCCGGGCCGCTTGTTGTCGCGCCCCTTGGCGCCGAAGGTCTCGGTGTCGTGGAGAGCGATCCACTTCCCGACGGAGGGGGCCCAGCGTTTGAGTTCGGCCCGGACCTGCCGGTATGTGTGCTCGCCGTCGATGTGCAAGAGGTCGCACTTGTTGACCTCGGTCTTCATGCTGTCCGCTTCGAACAGCATGACGTTCGGCGCGTGGCGAACGAACCATTTCGTCATCTTGCGGTCGAGCTTGATGTCGATCGAGAACGTTGGCTTTCTGGAAAGCGCCAGCGCCGTCGTGCTGACGCCTGTTCGGAACCCGATCTCGCCGATCGTGAGCACGCAAGGTGAGCAAGCCAAGCCATAGAGCAGTCCTAAGTGCTCGCTGATGTCGAGCTGCTGACCTCGCAAGTCGTCGTATCGCTTTCGAAGTTCGCTCATCGCAGACCGAGCCTCTTCATCTTCTTCTTCAGCATCGCCACGTTGCCATCCATGCCGCCCTTCAGGCCCATCTCCTTGCCGGTCTTGTTCCGAAGGTGTCGGACCCAGGCCCTCGGCACGACGGTGAACGGCTTCGGCGCGATCCACTTGCGCATGATCGCCGCAGCGAGGTCGTCTTCGCCGTAGGCGAAGAAGTCGGGGTCGAAGAGTGGGTAGCGATAGCGGCCGCGAAACATGCTGATGACCGATCGCGGCACGAGCCAGCAGAACGCGCTGACGTGCGCGGCCTGGAACGGCGACTTGTTGATCGGACCCTTGGATCGCGCCGACTTGGCTGCGGTCTTGTCGGTCATCGGACTCACGACTCGCTTGCCGTCGCGCGCCTCGATCAGTTGGCGCAGCCAATCCTCGTTGGGGAACTCGAGGTCGTTGTTCATCACGAGCACGTCGGTGAACTGGTCGCCGCACGCGATAGCGATCTCGATCGTCTTGTTTACCGCCTTTCCGAACCCGACGTTCTCGTCGAAGAAGGTCCGATGGTCGGCGTAACCCTTCGCGACCGGGCGCTCTGCGCCGTTACACACCGCAGTGACGACGACCTCTTCGTCCAGCTTCGCCTTCTGGTGCATGAAGACCTGGAGCATGTCCTCGGTCATCTGCACGAGCTCCTTGCTGCCGGCGTAGACGGTGATGGCGAGGATCACTCGTAGTCCTCCGCGCCGCGGATGTCTTCGGGGAGCTCGTCGCTCGTCGCCTCTTCCTTGGCTGCTCGATCGTGACTGGGAAAC